CATTTCATATAAGTCTACATGAATACCACGGTTAGCGAGTTGCCAAGCCGCCTCAGAGCCAGCTAGACCTGCGCCAATAACAATAACATTTTTATTATTCAACTGTTGTTTCCTCGTTAGCTTTGCTAGATTTTTTAGAATTCTTAGACTCTTTAGTTTCTTTAGATTCTTTTACAGTTTCTTCACTAGCTTCGCTCTTTTTCTTTCTAGTTTTCTTTTGTGGGGCTTCCACTTCTTCGACTTCATCAGTTAAAGAAGCTATACTAACTTCATTAACTGATTTTGAAGCACTTCGTGTGCTAACCTTGAACGTATTTTACTATAGCTTCTTCTCTTAAAGTTTTAACACCGTCAACTTGAAGTCCTCTTATACCATCAGCAAAAGAGTTTTGTAATCTCATAGCTTCTGTTTCTTCTAATTGTTTAGCATATCCTATAGCTGACTTATGTAATACTACTATAGCAAATGTACCGTCATTTAATTCTTCAGAGAATACTAATTGAGTACCGTTTATGTTAGCACCTTCTATTATTCCGTTTTCTAATATTGTATATTGTAATGTAAATCTTGAATCTAGTTGTAAATCTTGTAAAACTTCTGCATTTATAACTGCATATCTTTGAGCCTTAGGCACTTTATTTTTATTTAAAGCAGTATTAGCTTTTACTATTAAATCATATGCTTTGTCAGAATCTTCTTTAGTTACTGTGTTAGAAGTTTCTAAAGCTTCTGTTAATACAAATTTGTCAGTAGCTTCTTGTAATCCATACCCTGCCTCTTCAACGTGAGGGTCTATTAAATCACCTGCTGCTTGAACTGCGTCAACATCATCAACTTTAAATGCCCAATAATTTTTATTATCTAAAGCTAATTCAACTTTTGAAGTTGTTAAATCTTTAAAGTCTACAGTTCCAGTGTATTTGTTTATAGCTACATCTGATACCTTATTGAATATTACTTTGTTTCCTTCTACCTTTGTAGGTGCTGTAGTTATTAAGTCTGTTATACTTCTTTCGTGGAATTTTGCTAATAATCTTGCTTCCCAAATTGAAGGTATAAAGTTAGTTACTGCCATATTATTTCACCATAATAGCTTTTACAAGCTATCCTTTCTTATCTAAAATTATTTTTTATCTTATCCCAGTTTTTATTTATTTCTTCTGCTGACATATTTCTTAATTGGTCTACTGTGTAAGTAGCTTTAGTAGTAGTTGAAGTTTTCAACTCACCACTTGTTCTTAATCTAGCATTTACTGATTTTTCTATAGCTTCTGACCAACATTTTTCAAACACTTCTACATTTCCCATTATTTCATCAGCAGTATCTGATTTTATGAATTGACATAATTCAATTGGTAGTCCTTTTTCACTTAAAAGTTTCATAGTTTCATTTTTAATTTTCTCTTGCTCAAAAGCTTTCTTTTCAGCTTCATATTTAGCCACTTTATCCTCAAACCTTTTACGCTCTCTTTCAGCTTTAGCCTTTATCTTTTCAGCTTCTGTCATTTTAGCAAGTTTTTCAGATTCTTCTTCTATAAGCTTTTCTTGCATTTCTTGTTGCTTTAATCTTTCAGCTTCTAATTTCTTTTTTTCTTTAGCTATTCTTTCTGCAACTATTTTATTAAGTTCGTCTTGAGTAAAAGTCTTAACTTCTTTAGCTTCTACTTCTGTGTTTTCTTGTACTTCATTATTAACAACGTTGTTTTCTAAATTTTCCATTTTTTAATCCTCCTAGTTTAAAGCCATAGTAGGCTAAGTTTTCCGAGTTCTCTTTTACGTCTAAACAAGTAAAAAGACAATAAAAAAAGCCCTTACCAAAGACTTTAGTAAAAGCTAAAAAGACTATATATAATATATTATTTATTATTCTTATTGATAGTATTGTTAGAAATATCACGCTAATATCGCATAAATATCACATAAATATCACATAAATGCAACGATTAATCACTAAAACCGTTGCAAATACTATATTTTATTTGTTATATTATTGTTAGATTATTGTTAGATTGTTGTTAGATTGTTGTTAGAAATGTCACATATTTTTCAATAAAAAAGAACTTATATCACAATAAGTCCTTAAATACATTGAAAATGCTATATTTTAATTGTTAACATTCTCTTTAAAAGTTATCTTAAGAATACTTTTATTTCTTCCAACACCTTTATTTATATGTTTTATCCATCCTTTAGCTTCAAAGTTTTTTAATATAGTTTCTATTTTTCTTTTTGTTATATTCAATCTTTTATCACAACTATTAGACAATGAAGCTAATGAATATTCGCAAATAAAACTTTTATCTTTACAACATTTATATAATTGTCTTAATACTTCTATTTCCACTATATCTGCATCTAATGGTAAATAATAATATGTTAGCATATAATCACCTCGATATTATTATAACATATAATTATCACATACAGTATGTATAAATATTGAAATTTAAACAATTAAATATCACAATTAATCTATTTTATAAATTTCTTTCCATTCTTTATATGTAATACTTGAACTTATTTCTATTCTTTTACCTTTTGCATCTCTTGCAAATCTAGTTCCTTTTAAATTTTCTATGTAAGGGATAGTAGTTGTTCTGCAATAAGGATGTCAATGAAAAGGAGGCATATTTACACCAACTATTGCATCCTTAACATTAAACACCTCCCCATCTAACCTTTGACATATTTCACTTGTACGTTTATCTAATGTCGCAAGTATTTTATATTTAGTTACATCACATTCCTCATAAGCCTTTTGTGATGCGATTTCCATAAAGTAACTATGTTCTGTATGTATAAGCCTAATACAATGCTTTAAATCTGCATCTAATCTTTTAGATAATGCTTTAGAAGTTTCTTTTACACCTTTGCCTTGTATAAGCATTTGAGTAAGTTCCTCAACCATAGCATTTTTTAATTTAGTTCTGTTGCTCCATAACCTTTGACTATAATGTCTACCACTCCAGGGAAAAGCTAATATTTCTTTTATCATATCATTATCAATATATGAAAAACTAGCACCAACTCCTATAGCTTTGTGCATATCATATATAGTTTGGTAATAGTTATCTTTTATTGTACTACTATAAGCTATTTGAAGCCTTTTATTAGTGTTTTCATATACTTCATTGATGTATTTACCACATTGATAAAACATTTCTTCTAAACGGCTTATACGGCTTTTCATTGATAAAGTATTTAATTCAAGTAAAAGTTCATCATCTGCATATTCTTCTATAAGCTTCATATAAGTTTTTAAATCATGCTTAAATTCTTTATATTCTTTACCATTTAGAAGCTTTTGAGCATCTTTATAGCTTAAATTATTATCATCAGCATATTTATAAAATAAGTTGTTTATTTCCTTACCTATGTTATCCATAGCTTTTTTATATTCTTTTACTAATTCTTTTTCTATTTTCTTTAAATCTTTTAAGCCTTTTTTCAGTTTATAAGCCTCTCTTTTGGTCCAATATTCTTCATTAGGTAAATTATTACTCATTTAAAGCACCTTCATTCTGTGCATAAAAATAAGCTTCCTCAATTCTTTTAGAAGCTATATCAAAATAATTATTATCTAATTCTATACCTATAAATCTTCTGCCAGTGTTCATACAAGCAACACCTGTGCTACCACTTCCCATTGTAAAATCTAACACCAAATCTCCTTCATTTGTATAAGTTTTTACAAGGTATTCTAGTAAATCAACAGGTTTTTGCGTTGGGTGAATTGTTTTTTCTTTAGAATTGCTAACTACAGCTGGTATTTTAATGTAGTCCATTGGATTTTTTACTTCAGAATCGTACACTTCCCAACTTCTTGGTTCATAATCGGTTTGAAAACTAATTTCATTACCATCTTTTCTATAACTTCTCCAATTTTTTGTATTACCTTTTTTTGCCTGTTTAACTCTTTCTGATTTTCTCGGTTGCATTTGTTTGTTAAATGTAGGTTTCATATATGCAAATATTACGATATCTTCTGTATATTTAAGATGCATAAACTTCGCACAAGCAAAATTGCTCGGTTTATGTTTTATCCAAGTTAATTTCTCTCTATATCCCTTTAAATTGCTATGAATCAATTCAGATGTAAAAGGTTCTCTACCAAACAATACTATTGATCCATTAGGTTTTATTAGCTTGTTTAACTTATCCCACATTTTATTAAAAGGTATAACCGTATCCCATTTACAAACAGTAGTTCCTAACCATATGGAGGGTCTGTTATAATGGCATCAATTTTTATCCCTTCAGATATTAAACTATCCATAATTTCAAGACAATCGCCATTGTATAATTTAAAATTCTCCATAAATAAATCACCTCCAATAAAAACACTATAAAGTGTTTAGAAAAGTTCTTTTAATATATTCCCATTCTTAAGGCAATCCCCATTATATAACTTATACATTTACATCACCTAATTCAGAATAATTGTCATCATAAAGCTTATTAGCTTCATTTTCTTTTTTCTCTATTTCAGCTTGAACATCTGAAACTCTAGGCGACATTGCAATTACAGTTTCTTCTGATAATATTCCAGTAAGATTTTGCATTATTTGTGATAACTCTAACTCATTATTAGGAGTATTTCTAGTAAAGACTGGCTCAATAGCTAAATAAGAATAATCACTATTATTTTTCATTTTAGTATAAGCACATAATAACTCTATTCTTCTCATTAAACCTTTTTTAAATTTACTTTCCTTAACTCCTACTAAATTTTCAAGTCCCATAAGTTTAAATTTCATCGCGATACCACTAGCGTTATTACTGAAATTTTCATCAGTCATATTAGGTACAAAGCTAAATCTATGTATATCTTCATTTAACCTATTTTTATAATTCTCTAAAGCAGTGTCTTGTATATCTTTTATAAGATATTTTGCATCACTATCTGAATTTAAAAACTGTATTAAATTTATGTCATTTAGGTCTTTAGTTTGTTCATCGTCTATTAACTCACCATTAACTATTAACATACAATTTGTAAATAATTCAAAATCGTTAGCAGTATCTGATTGACTTTGGTCGTAAGCATCTATCAAGCTTATTACTTTTTCAAAATCTCCATAAAGTTCATCGTTGTTTATATATACATTTACTGGTATATCATCAAAATAACAATCTTCTTCATCTGATAAAATTACATTGTTATCTTCAATAGTTCCTCTTATAATTTTACCATTAGCAACTATTTGCCCTTTGTCATTTTGAGTAGGTTTAGTGTATATTTCTAATCTAGTAATAGTTTCATCTTCATCATTAACTCTAATTATTTCATCATAATATCTAATAGCTAATATTATATTTTCTTCTAAAGTGTTATCATAACAAACTATTAACTGTGAAGGGTCTATCGCTTTAAACCTAGGCTTAGCAAATTTATCTATGTACATTATTTCATAAGCATAACCATATATAGAAGCCATCTTTGCTAAAGTTGTATTGTTGTCAGCTTCATCATTATACTTAAATATATCAGTTATTTCTTCTAAAAGCTTTTTGTCTTCTGTAGTATAAGCAATAGGTTTACCTAGTAAATAGCCAACCGCAGTATCAGTTATATACTGTGCATAAGGGTGAGATAGCTTGTTCTGTGGTTTATTTTTATTTTTATATACTCTGTTGTTTATCTTGTCATTTTTATTATTGTAATATTTTAGAAGCTTTTCTAATCTTGATTTTTCTTCTGAATGTTTATCTATCAAATCAAGTATTAAATCATTAGTTAAAGTATAATCTTTATCTATTTTTATTTTCCTCATAATACACCTCCTATACGTTATATTTGTTTCTATCAAACATCTTGCCTCTTATCATATCGCTTTCAAGTGCATATCTTATAGCATCTATAGTGTGATTGTTTTTATCTTCTAATCGAGGCTTAATGTTTCCATCTTTATCTGTTTGATAATCTATATTTTCAAATTCCTTGCAAGTATTTGGAGTTCTTTTAGGGTCTATTATTATAGCTTCTAAATCATCAAGCCATTTTTCTCCAAACTCAACACTTCCTGGACCTTTTTTAGCACATATCATTTTTACTCCATAAGTAAGCAGTTCATCCTTAGATTTAGGCTCGGATGCGTCACATACAGTTAATTGATAATGATAATTTCTAGATTTTATAATTTGTGACAATCTTCTGTTAGAAGCTTTGACTTCGTAAAATTCGTCTAGTACGTAAATTCTTCTTCTAGTCTTATCATAATGAAGCCTAACAAATGCAACTGGGTCTGTAGCATACCCCCAGTCAACACCTTGCCTTATATTGTCAAAGGAAGCTATTTCTTCATCAGTTATAGTCCTAAATTCTAAGTTAGAAAAAGGTACTATACCACTTCCAATAGGCTCACCTAAATATTCATGTCTATACTTAAATTCATTCCTCTTTTTAACTTCATTGGCTTCTTCTTTAAATGCTTTTGAAATATGTCTGTTTTCTAAATAAGTAGAATGATGAACATAAGTATTATCTGCTATAAATTGAGTATCGTATTTTTTATTAACCCAACTTTGTTTCCTTTTAGGTGGATTGTAAGAGTAAAATATTTTATATTCAAGTCCTTCTCCAAGCTCTGCTCTAAGTATAGAATTTACTATCGTTGACACTTCTTCTTCTGTTTTAAATTCAGCTAACTCTTCTATCCATAAAGTAGTTAAGGGGAACTTAGATATTTTTATAGATTTTATTTTGCTCGGATCGTCTGCCCCTCTAAATATAATCTTGTTTCCTCTTGGCTTATATACTATCTGTAAAGGCGACTTTTTACATTCAAATAAATGTCCTAAATCTAGCATCTCAATAGCTTCTTTTAATTGCTCATATACTGACTCAGACAATGTATTTCCAACTTTTCGTACACAAAGTATAGTTATAGGCTTTTTAATTATCTCTAATATCAGTGTAAAAGCTATGTGAGTAGATTTAGCACTACCTCTTCCACCTTTTAGCACGTAATACAAATAACTATCTTTTTTCACTTCACTATAAAACTTCTTAAAATTATCGTTGAATACTTCTGATAGTCTTTTACTCAAAGTTATCACCTATATCATCAATTATTGTTATAGGCTCTGTTATTTTTAGCTCTGTTTTATCTGTAAATAATTTATGATATTTACCCATTAACTCTAATGCTTTAAGTTGGTCTTTTTCAGATATTCTTTTTTCAGCTTTAACAACTTCTCCTAGTTGAGTAACCGTTACAATTTCTTCAAAACTTTCCCCTCTAGCCTTTTCAGATAATCTTATTAAAGCTTCATTCATTTGCATTATTCTCACTTGGTCTAATGCCTTCAATCTATCTTCTACATAACTTTTAATATGAGGTTTTGTCAAGTTTTCATATCCTATTTCTCTTGCACAATTTTCACTGTAACCGGCTTTTATTGCACTTTGTGTGGCATTAAGGCTCATAATATAATAGTCTGCAAAAGCCTTTTGCCTTTCGGTTAATTTACTCACCTTAACCCCTCCTTTTAAATAAAATAAAAAAGACACCTATTAACTAGATGCCTTTTTCCCCCTTGGTACTTCTTCCATGACTTCAACTAGCCATTGTACCCTCTTAGGTATTTCAATAGTAGTTTTTACAACTTCATCTACATCTTTCCATACCTTAGTTTTAACCTTTGTTTTACTCT